TATTTTGATTTATTATTAACAGATGCCTGTGCTATCCACTTACTAGAATCTTTATGCCAGCATACACCTTTATATCCTGATTTATTATTTTTTTGTATATTACTATTCATATTATTTTGTTGTCGAGTTGCTAATCTTATATTTACCAATCTATTATCATCCCTAATACCATTTATATGGTCAATAATATCAGGAGGAAAGTATCCATGTATATATAACCATACTAATCTATGTGCCTTATATTGTATATTATTTACCCTAATTAATATATATCCCTCTTTTGATTTATAGTTACATATATCACCAACCCTAACTTTACCACATAGTGAGATATTTCTAATAAATATTCCAGATTCTGCATCATATGTCAAATGTTTTTTTAACTCAAATTGAGTTAAAATATTTTTATTCATCGATTTTTTCACCTGATATTGTTTCATATAAGTATGTGAATGTTTCGTGTTCTTGAACTTCACTCTTATAGTTTTGTTTATGATAAGTCTTAGCTAACTTGTTAATTTGTTTAGCTGTTAATTTATCTTTATGTTCTTCGCGTAGCGTAGCCTTAATTTCTTTGATTAAATCTTGTTCAGCTGAGATTCGAGTCATTGAATCTGAAATTTCTTTTAATGCACCCTGAATATCTTTAATTTCATCTGGATTACTAATCATTACTGTCATTTTATTTCTCCTGTTGTTAAATTATTTGTACCAATTAAAAGTATATTACGATACTTAATTACTTCTTTATAAGTACATCTATATCATGTAGATGTATTGGTTGTAGCCTTGTTGATAGTGGTACACTATTGAGTCTATTGCATATTTCTCGTGCATATGCAATTTTTTGAGACTTTGTAGCAAAATCTCCAGAGATTGTCATCATTACATCATGAGTAAAATCACTAGACTCAATACCAACTGCATGATTATCACTTGAGTATGCCCATTCAACTACTGTCCATATTCCATTCTCTTCTATTAGCATTACATCGTTCCATTTCGTAATTTTTGTATAATGTTGTTTTCCATCATCCAAATATCACTAGAAAATTTATTATTTAATGCTTTTAATACTGCCATACCTACACCCTCAGACACTACCTCATTTACCTGTCCAAGTACAATCTCATTATTGTTTTTGATGTATGTATTAATACATTCTTTCACTTTATCATTTAAACATTCTGTAATTATCTCATGAAGCAATGGTGGAATTTCTTTCGTATTCCATGAATCACTTTTAACAGTTCTTTTTTCAAAGAATACTTCCTGAATTCCCTTATTAACTTATTTAGATAAATCAGAATCTGAAATCATATCCCCAATAGAATCTTTAATTCTATCTTTCATCTTTTCTTCAAATGTTTTATTCTCTACAATATTGCTCATTATACTCTCCAAATTATTACTGTCTGAGCATTATATCAAACAAAATATGATATGTCAACAATTATTTTTAATTTATTTTTAAATAATGCTTGACAGATTTTAATATCTATGCTATAATAATAATGTTAAGTTTGATTAGAGTATTAATATTAATACTTATAAGTACTTATAATGCAAATTTTTAAATTACTACATACTAATGTTATAACATTAATAATTGAGGATACTATGAATAAATCATTAGATTTTTTACGATACTTACTAATATTTGGTGCATCAACATCATTAGCTATATATCAGATTCCATATTTGCAACAAGTATTACCGATATTACTATGGTTAACTATATTTGCTAGACTATTATCTATATCATTTTATACATATAGTAAAGAAGCTGTTAAGCAAATGTTAAAATATAGATTTGAAACATCAGCCACGTATATGGTATGGACATCCAGAATATTTACAGGATTGTATTTAATTGTGATGTTATACTTAGAATTGTATGTTACAGCAGTATTTTTTGTTATTACATACGTATTATTAGAAAATATTCTACATAAAGCAGATTTATATTCAAATAAGAGTTGACAATACCTATATAATATCATATAATGTTGATTCTAATAAATTAAATGGAGAAAAATTATTATATCACAAGAATATTTAAAATCTATATTAATATATGATGAGATATCTGGTAAATTTATATGGAATTATTTAGGAAGAAAAGTTAAATTTGGCGAAATAGCTGGATATCAAAATAAAAAGTCTGGATATATTTTGATAAAAGACGTAATAAATTTATAGGACAGTGTGTTATTAACAGAAAAAATATATATTTGGGTGCATTTACAAAAGCTGAAGATGCATCTAAAGCATATGAGGTATTTACTAAAAATAATTTTGGTGAATTTTATAGAGAGAATAAAAAAGGAGTTATATATGGCACAAAATAAAAAACCAGCAGTAAAAGTTCAAGTTGTGAAAAATGTACGTGGTTTAGAGTTTAACTGCTCTAAGTTATTGAAAAAATTACGTTTTTCTATGTCTAATGACCAATTTCGTACAATGATATTGAATGAAAAATCATATCAGCTGAAAAAGAAAAAATCATCAGGTGCTAAAGCGGAAGAGTAATTACAGTGGCTTCAAAAAATTCTAAAGAAAATGCTCGTGTATTAGCCAAAGGTGGTTCTTTGGCTGAACCGATTATAGATGTGAACAATTACAATAGAACATTATCAGAGGCATTGATGTACTATAATAATGAATTTACATTAGCAGATTATAAAGAGTCTGCATTAGAATATGCTGTTACTCTAGGTATTACTATCAGTAGAGGTATAGCTGAGTATCATTTTAGAGGGATTGGTGCTGTTTGTAGACTAATACTTCGAGGATGTTCTATTAGATTGGATGATATCAATCGAACTATTGAGAAATTGCATATCATTCAATCCGAATATGAGAAGAATAAAGTATCTGAAGTTATACCAAAAGAAGTTGTTAAGGTTGAATCTAATGTTGTACATCTAGACCAATCTGTATTAGATTATAAGAATCTCATTGAAGATGAGATGATTCAGAACATTTTAGATGGTAATACTGTTGCTGTTGATAAGTTTGTATCTCAATATGCCAATAGTAACTTCAATAAAATTCAGGCTAAGTCTATAGATACATTCGTATCATATCTATTATCTAATTATAATAAGGCATATGCTGACAAGAGGGGGTCTGACAGCGATTTAATTGAAGCTTGGTCACACATACCTCTATCTAGGATAAAAACAGCTATAAAGGCTCTAGAAACGCTTTTAACAGACATATCTACGGTTAAGACTAAAGAGAAGGTTGCTAAAGTATTAACCAAGAGAAAAGATTTATCCCCATTAATCCAAACTAAGGATATGCCATACTTAAAATCTTATGATAAGATTGATGGAATTCATCCGCAATTGGCAATACATTGTAGTGAGATTTGGGTATATGATACAGAAACTCGTGATATTCATGTAATACGAGCAATGAAAGATTTGAAATTATCAGCTAAAGGTCATACCTTTATGAATGTTGATGATACCAAATCATATAAGAAGAAATTGCGTAAACCAGAAGAACAGCTATATAGTATTATAGGGTTACTCGAAACTCCAACTAAAAAATCTATGAATTTATCATTTAATGAGATTAAAACTACCCAACAAGCAACATCAGGTAGGATGAATGAATTTAAGATTATTATACAAGTATTTAAATAAAGGAATATTAATGAAAAAATTACCAGCACAGTCTGTAACATACTTACCAGAGTTGTTGAAATATGTTAATGATGAACCAGATTACGAAAATCAAAAAGCATTAGTTATACAATATGTTAGCAAAGATTCACTTCATGCTAATGTTATTCAATCATTTGTTGAATTGATGTGGCATCCAGCTATTAATTGGGAATTACCAGAGGGCAATCCACCATACACACCAGCATCATCATATGTTGGAGAATCGCCAGGAAGTTTATTTAAAGTATTGAAAAATATGAATAGATTCCTAACAGGTGGTGAAAATTTCTTACATGATAATAATAGACGTGAATTGTTTTGGGTAATGACATTAGAATCATTATCAAAAGATGAAGGTGAATTGTTATGCCAGATTAAGAATAAGAAATTAACATCATATCCAAACATATCATTAAAACTATTTGCGGAACTATTTCCACAATATTTACCAGAAGAGGTTGTAAAAAATGCAAATTTTTTGCCACAACCAGTAAAGATAAATCTGAGTTTATCAGATACAGTATCAGTAGAATCAAATGTTATTGTAAAAAAATCAGCAGGTCGCCCAAAAAAATCTACAAAATGATATTTGGTAGAAAATGGGAAGATGACTACTCTTGGTCAAAATTTAAATAGGGATAATATGGACTTAACAGTTAGACAAATTCCATCAAAAGATGCCTATCCCTTTATTATGGATATACATTACGCAAAAAGAAAACCAAGCATATCATATGCCTATGGGTTATTTGAAGATGATAACTTAATAGGTATATGTACATATGGACAACCAGCTAGTCCTATGCTATGTCAAGGTATACTGGGTAAAGAAAATAAACACATGGTTATTGAATTAAATAGATTGTGTTTGTTATATAATAGAAAGAATGAAGCATCATTCTTAGTAGGTAGAAGTTTAAAATTGTTACCTAGACCAAAAGTTATAGTAAGTTATAGTGATTCCGCACAAAATCATGTTGGAACAGTATATCAAGCTTGTAATTTTATATTTACAGGAACAACCAAACCCAGAACCGATATGGCTGCTGAAGATGGTAAACATAGTAGACATCATAAAGGAGACCCTGCTAATAGGGTTAATAGAAGTGCAAAACATCGGTATATATACTTTGTTGGGTCTAAATCTGATATTAGATACATGTTATCTAATCTTAAATATCCAACATTGACACAATACCCTAAAAATTATAAGGATGATAGTAATGCCAATTTATGAATTTCATTGTAAGAAGTGTAGCCATACATTTGATAGATTTCTATCAATTGCTAATAGAGATACACCAGAAACAGAACCATGCCCAGAATGTAAAGAGTTAGAGGTATCTAAACATGCAGGTAGAATTAATATGGTTCAATGGGAAAAGAATCTGAGACCAGATGCAGAGTTTACAAGTTTGTTAAAACAAATTAAAAAGAATAACATTAGAAGTAATATAGAAGAGAAGTTTGGTGCTTGATTTAACATAATAAGTATGATATAATACTTATTTACACATTATGAAAGGTAATTAGATGATATCTAATTTAGATATAACAGAGGATGAAAGTTTGCATTTCTATGTGCAAGATTTAGGGGATAGTTTGGATAATACAACATTTTTAGGTAATAACTTGCAGGATAGAATAATGTATTTTCATCGATATGTAAGAGATTTACATACTGGTGGGTATACTTATCTAGAAGCTATTGTTAAATTTTGTGATGAGCATGACATTGAGTATGAAGACTCTGTAAAACTAATTTCACCAGATTTAAAGGGTGAGATGTGGTTTGAGGCTATTAACAATAATCAGATTAAGAACCAAGATGTCGGTCAAATTGGATTCTAGTGCATTATCGGAATTTTATACTGTTGCTCCAGCAGATTTAACACCAGTAATAGCTTATCAGTTATATGTAAGTATTAAACTAGATTTTAGTCAACAGAAATATGACTATCATAGAGATTTAATTATAACTAAAGCAGGTCAAGAATCATTAGATGCTAGGAACGATAAATCATTCTTTTACCAAACGGCTGATAAATTCTTATATCAAAATAGATATATACCATTATTAGCATCAAATTTATATCTAAATCCAAAAATATGGATTAAGAATTTGATGTCAAATGATTCAATTATGAATGCATTAGCATTTAGAAAATACATGAATAATGTATTAGGTAGTTTTGAAACAGATTTACAGAAATTAAAATACAATAGTAGTATAAAACTAGTTGACGAACTCTATCATCCAGTGTATAATACGAACTACTTTACATTATTAGATTCTAAATCAATACATCCAATCACAGGTGCAATTTTAAATCACCTATATTATGGTAGAATCGAAAATACAGAGTGGAATCAAGATAGTTATATAAATAAATCGCATTACCTATCAAAATTGTTAAAATATATTGATAGTGAGAAATTCAGTTTAAATGATAGTTATTTAAACTTAATCAAAGTGGTGGAAGATATTATTAATGATTAGGAAACACTAAATACATAGTAGTACAAGAAATCACATATAAACGTAGTAAAACTTTACATATAAACGAAAGAGAAAATAAAATGGTAGACTTCAGTAAATTAAAAGCAAATCGTGCTCAAAATACTCAAAAAGCAGTTGAGGCACTTAATCAAAAATCCGAAACAAACAATGAAGATTCACGCTTCTGGAAACCAACTCTAGATAAAGAAAAAGGTTCTGGTGGTGCTGTTATTCGCTTTCTTCCATCTAAGGATGAGGGTGCTTTGGGTTATGTAACATATTATGAACATGCATTTAAAGGTCCAACTAATAAATGGTATATTGAGCGTTCACTTAGCTCAATCGGTGGTAAGGATTCAGTTGCAAGTATCAATGCTCGTTTATGGGCAACAAATCAAGAAGCAAATAAGGCAATTTGTCGTAGACAAAAACGCCAAACTCGTTATGTAGCTAATATTTTAGTAGTAAATGACCCAGCACATCCAGAATTTAATGGCAAAACATTCTTATATCGTTTTGGTCCAATGATTTTTGGTTTCGTAGAAAAAGCATTAAAACCAGTAGCAGATGCAATTACAGGTAAAACTCCAGATGTATTGGATGCATTTGATATGTGGGAAGGTGCAGATTTCGAATTACGTATTAAAGATACGAAAGATGGTTGGAACTATGGTGATTCAAAATTTGCAGATGTATCTCCAGTTGCAGATAATGATTCATTAATCGAAGCAGTTTATAATCAAACATTGTCATTAGCAGAATTTGTTGACAATAAGAATTATAAATCAGTTGCTGATTTGGATAAACGTCTAATCGAAGTATTAGGTTTGACTATCTCAGGTTTGGAAGTTATTGAAGGTTATGGTAAATCATTCCCATCTTCAACTCAACAACAAGCATCTGCTCCA